TAGATGCCTTCGGTGCTCTACTACACCAGTACGAACGGACTAGGCTAAATGGTAACTCGTAAGACAACAAGCACTGTAAGGGCTAATGCGATCAGGCATGGGTGGCGTAGTGGCTTGGAGGAGAAGGTCGCTAATGCTCTCACTGAGGCGGGGATTCCTTTCACGTATGAGCAAACCAAAGTTAAGTACATCAAACCAGCAAGTGAACACCAGTACACACCTGACTTCGTGCTTGACAACGGTATCATCATCGAGACTAAGGGGTTATTTACAGCGATTGATCGTCAGAAGCACATGCTAGTGAAACGACAGCATCCTCACTTAGACATTCGCTTTGTCTTCTCAAACAGCAAGGCTAGACTGAGTAAATCATCGAGGACAACGTATGCAATGTGGTGCGTCAAGAACGGCTACATGTACGCTGACAAGATGATTCCTGAGGATTGGATCAAAGAACGTAGAAGGAGTATTTACAATGGAAGTAAAATTACGCAAGGAACATGAAGACGGTAGCGCAACTTATACGTTCGACATGAACGATGAGGAACGACTAGCTCTTCTGCATTTAGGTATCATCACAGCTCTTGAGCGAGGTATCGAAGGAGCTAAGAAGTACCGTGATGATGAGGACTACGACAGTGAGGTCATTGATGACGGAACTTGAGCAATACTTTCACAACATCAACAATCAACCTATAAAGGAACAAACCATGTTTGATCAGTTTAAAATTGCTGTAGCGAATGCACAGAGTAACTTCATGTCCCTGTGGGCTAAACCTGTAGCTTTCGTTGAGGAAGAACCTACGGTCATGGATGATGACTATTGGGCTTTTGAGATGGTGACGCATGAGTGGATTGATGAGTTTGGTGAGACACAACCTCTCAAGCAAACAATCGTCATTGAACCCAATGACACTACTTGGATGGAAGTCCTAGACCGTATCCTTGACGAAATGAGTAAACACTACGGCTACAACATCAAGGAGCAGGTGTACTACTCAGTTGAATTCCCACTGAATGAACTTGATGAGCGTACAGGTAAGCCTTTCGCTGGTTACGGACGATGCCTCAACGATCAAATGCTTCAGCAGCTCTTGTTGGCCTTCCCTGAGGTCTATGAGACATTCCCCTACCACGATAAACCTAAGAACGTGTTTGCATAATGCGTATCCTAGTCATACCAGACACACAATGTAAACCAGATGCTCCTCAAGAGCACCTTACATGGGCAGGGAAAGCAGTTTGTGATTACCGTCCAGACATCGTAGTTCACTTAGGTGATCACTGGGATTTCCCTAGTCTCTCAAGCCACGACAAAGCAGGTAGCAAGTACTTTGAAGGTAAACGCTACCTAGCTGACGTAGCAGCGGGGAACACGGGGATGTTGACTCTGTTGAACCCTTTGCACAACCTTCAGAAGGCTCAGAAGGAGGCTAAACAGAAGGTCTATAAGCCTCGTATGGTGTTCTTGAAGGGCAACCATGAGCATCGACTCACTAGGGCTGTGAACAACAATCCTATGCTTGAAGGACTACTGACCTATGATGACCTTAACTTGAAAGATTGGGAAGTACATGAGTTCTTACATCCTGTTTTTATCAATGGCGTGGGTTTTAATCACTATTGGCCTGTTGGGGCTATGGGCCGTCCTGCTGCTTCTCCAGCCGCTATTATCTCAAAGCTTCACATGTCTTGCGTGGCTGGACACCAACAGGGTAAGCAGATTGCTTATGGTAAACGTGCTGATGGCAAGCCTATCTGTGCTATCGTCGCTGGTTCTTACTATCTACATGATGAGGATTACATGGATCAGTTAAGTAACCGTCATTGGCGAGGCTTACTGGTCATGAACGAGGTAGAGGACGGACACTTCGATGAAATGTTCCTGTCTATTGAATATTTAGAACGAAAGTACTCACACAATGAAACCAACACTCAGAGAAATTGAAGAGTATCAAGCAGGTTTAAGTAGCGCAAACGCTAAACAAGTAAGTGGAAAGCATTACAAGGAGAAAGAAATTCAACCTTGGGACTATATTTATGCAAATAACCTTGGCTATTTTGAAGGAAACTGTGTAAAATACGTGTCCCGCTGGAAAGACAAGGGCGGTATAGCCGACCTCCAAAAGGCAATCCATTATCTTGAAAAACTAATTGAACTTGAGAACAACAAACAATGACAACTATGACCCCCTATCAGACCTATATTGCTAAGTCACGCTATAGCCGCTACTTGGACGATAAAGGTCGCCGTGAGCACTGGCCTGAGACAGTTAAACGCTACTTGGACTTCATGCATGAACACCTCTATGAGAATCACAACTACACCCTACCAGCAGCTTTGTACATGCGCTTAGAAACAGCCATTGTCAACTTGGACGTTATGCCTTCGATGCGCTCAATTATGACCTCAGGTGAGGCATTGGAGCGTCAAAACGTAGCTGGTTACAACTGTTCATACTTACCCATTGACGACCCTAAAGCTTTCGATGAGGCTATGTACATCCTTTTGTGCGGTACAGGCGTAGGTTTCTCCGTGGAGCGTAAGTATGTCAACCGTTTACCTGAAATCCCTGAAAAGCTTTATGAATCTAATACTATGGTTCACGTTAAAGACTCCAAAGAGGGATGGGCTAAGGCGCTACGACAGGTACTCGCGCTATTGTGGGCGGGAGAAGTCCCTAAGTGGGATGTCTCTGCTGTGCGTCCTGCTGGTACACGCCTCAAGACCTTCGGGGGACGTGCGAGTGGCCCAGAGCCGTTGGTCGAACTCTTTAAGTACGTGGTCACTAAGTTTAAAGCTGCCCAAGGCCGCAAGCTCTTCTCGATTGAAGCTCATGATATTCTCTGTAAGATTGGAGAAGTTGTGGTTGTCGGTGGAGTTCGTCGATCAGCTATGATCTCTCTGTCTGACTTAGACGATGATCGCATGGCTCACGCTAAAGCTGGTAACTGGTGGGACGGTAACGGTCAACGTGCTTTAGCTAACAATTCAGCAGTGTACGATGTCAAGCCCGATGTGGGTCAATTCATGCGAGAGTGGAGCAATATCTATGAAAGTCATTCAGGAGAGCGTGGCATTTTTAACCGCTATGCGTCTGAAATTCAGGCATCTAAGAATGGTCGTCGTGTACTCGGTAAAGAATGGGGCACTAACCCTTGTTCTGAAATCATTCTCCGGCCTTACCAGTTTTGCAACCTCAGTTCAGTTATTGTGCGTTCGGGGGATACATTGGAGTCTCTTAAAGAAAAAGTTACTCTTGCGACAATCTTGGGAACCTTCCAATCCACGCTGACTAACTTTCCGTACCTACGTAAGGTGTGGCAGACTAACACTGAGGAGGAACGCTTGTTGGGTGTCTCCATGACTGGTATTTTAGACAATACCTTACTTAACAATGCTTACGACAAGGATCTGCCAGCACGTTTGGAGGAGCTGAAGAATGTTGCTGTGGATACTAATAAGTCTCTTGCTGCTGAACTTGGCATCAATGCTTCTGCTGCGATCACCTGCGTTAAACCCGAAGGTACGGTTAGCCAGCTTACTGGTACTGCTAGCGGTATTCATCCTCAACACAGTGCTTATTTTATTCGTCGTGTACGCTCTGATGCCAAAGATCCTCTCACTCAGTTCTTGAAGGACGCTGGATTCCCTTGGGAGCCTTGTGTGATGAAACCTGAGTCAACAGCTATCTTTTCCTTCCCCATGAAGACCCCTGAGGGTGCTCGTCTACGTGAGGACTTGAGTGCTATTGAACACTTGGACTTGTGGTTGACATTCCAGCGCCACTGGTGTGAACATAAGCCTTCAGTGACTATCTCCGTCAATGAGAATGAGTGGCCTAAGGTAGGGGCTTGGACATGGGAGAACTTCGATGAGATCACTGGTGTATCATATCTTCCGATGGACGGTGGAACTTATCGCCAAGCTCCCTATGAGTCTATCAATGAAGCAGAGCATGATCGACTGGTATCGCAGATGCCTTCAACGATTGATTGGGAAACGATGACTGAGAACACAGATAATGTGGAAGGTGCTCAGATGCTTGCTTGCGTTGCGGGGATCTGTGAGATCTAAGTACATCAATGTTCTCATGCGGGTGGTTGAAATGATCACCTGCTTTCATATTATCGCTAACACGTGGAGGCATTGGACATGATAGTAGACTTCTCATGGTCTGGAGGACTTGTAATTGGTGTTCAACACACTGAGCAAGCCGTTGTTGAGACAGACGAAGATGTGTACGAGATGGCTAACGCTATCCTGTTCCATCTAGGATTCTTCACAATGGCAATCCTCTTTGTAGACTAACAGAAACTAAGAAGCCCACTCAAAAGGTGGGCTTTCTTTTATGTTAGGCTTTATGGTATTCCTCTTCAGTGAGGATACCTGCTTTGTACTTACCTTCAGGCTTGAAGATAGTTAGTTCTTGTTGCCTCATCTCAGGTGCAAAACTGATGTGCATCCA